GACGATCAACGCCTTTGAATTCATCGAAAGCCAAATGAGCTGGCAGATACTCATAGCTGTCAAGGAAACGGTGAGAGCAGCTGCCCAGCACTCTCTGGACGGTATTGATCGAAACATGTTTTCTCTGGCAATGCTAGTCATAGATCGGTCTTCAGTTAAAGCTGATAATACTTTAAGCTTGGAAGCATTAGAAATAGAACAGTATTTGTTTACTAATTCAGATTGAGCCATGGACCAGTGATCACAATCGCGACACTTAACTCGTTGCTTAGCTAATCTGATAATGACAGGCAAACTTGCATTAGCTGTTGGATAGCGAATGTTGGTAATCAAATGGCCATTGTGTAAAAGATCCAAAGAGCCGCAGAAAGGACAAGCAGGTTGAATCAATTCTGCTTCATAGATTTTGTGCTTTTTCATCTGGACCATTTTGTAGAAATAGTCTTTGAAAACAATATTTTTTTCTTTAATATCAAGATCAAATTTAATACAATTATTAAAAGAGGACATAGAAACACACCTTTATTTATAAAATGTTTAGTAGGATAGATTTTTTATTGCAGGGGACTATGTCCTCCTTTTTTATGCAATAAAAAACCTGTTAACAGCTTATCATATAGATAAGTCATCAACAGGAAAAATTATAGAGCCCAAATAATTGAAGATTAATAAAATGACCTTGATTTTAGTCAATCAAGGTCATTTTTTAATTATTGAAAGTTTCAGTAAATGAATCACTATCAACCAGTACTCTTTTTGCATTAATAGCGTACCAGTAAAGAATAATTTCAGTATTATCTTCCTCTTCCAATTCGCAGTCAGCTATATCTAGCACTTCTTCTAATTTGTTTTTTGGAACTTGAGGATAAAGTTTAAGAAAAGCTTCTTTTGTCATGCCATTTTTCTTGAAGCCGCTATTTGGATAATTATCTATTGCGATATCTTGAAAATCAGATAAATCATACCGAGGTTTAAAATCTTCATCGAAATATTTTATTTCAATGTTTTCAATTTCCATAAAAGCACCTAGTTGATTTGCCATGTGTGGCAACTTATTAGCTAACTGTTCAATTGTATAGCCATTTGGTGCCACCTCTGCTTGTTTATTATGCTGATTGAGCCAAGCTGCCCGAACAGTATGAGCATCGCTGCGTTTCAGAATAATATTTTTAACTCTTTTAATTAAATCTTCGTGTTTTTTAACAGCTTTTTGTCACTCAATTCGACTAGGATATAACTGCCTGTAACTAACAGGGAAGGGACGATTAATAATATTGAAAATGAAGTTAAGTTTATCAGTAGAATATGAGTCTAATTCATTTTCTCGCCAAACTAATTGATAATATGAGTTCATCAAAAACCGCCTTTCTATCTAAGTTAGATTATAAACTTTAATTAAATGGAGGAGCAGAAAAGGAGCAAAATTTTGAAAAAATTGAACAAATAAAAATAAGCTTCTATTGGTGAAATATAACCAATAGAAGCTTATTAACAAATTTATACCTAAACAATTTCCTGTTCCTTGAAACAGCCATAGACCTTCTCAACTTCGCCTACACTCATGAATGCATAGGGATCTGCTTTTTGAACGATCTGACGAATGTCATACATATCGTAACGATCGATGATAGTGATCAAAACAGTCTTTTCAATATGGCTGTAAGCACCTTCGGCATCATGCAAAATAGTAATACCGCGGTGCATTCGGTTTTGAATGCCATCAATAATGTGCTGGGGATGCTGAGTAACAATCATTACCTGCATCTTTTGGTGTTGTGTATAAACTGCGTCAATTACTCTACCATTGATAAAGATAGTTAATGCAGAATATAAAGCACGTGTCCAACCAAACATGCAACCAGCAGCGGCAATAATAATCAGATTAATAAAAATATTAAATTTACCGTAGCTGATACCGGTTTTTTGTCTAATAACAATGCCTATAATATCTAAACCGCCAGTTGAAATACCATTTTTTAACGCCAAACCTGTGCCGATACCGTTAATTGAAGCACCAAAGATGGCACAAACGAGCGGGTCTAGACGAATTTGCCATGGTTGAATCCAATGCATCATGAACGAACCCAGAACAACAGCAACGATAGTGAAAAATGTGAATTTATGACCAATTTTGAACCAAGCCAGAATAAACAAAGGGAAGTTCAATATAAAGTACATAAACGATGTCGTTAGCGTAAAGGGAAGATAACGTTCACTAACGGTGTTAATTAACTGGGCGAATCCTGTGATACCGGATGAGTACATATGTCCGGGTGTCCAGAAAAAATTTAACGCGATAGCAATAGCAATTGAATAAAAGAAGGCGGCAGATAATTTTGAAAGAAAATTATAGCGTCGGTTAAATTTATCTAATTGATCCATATATGTTCCTTTTTACTAACTATAAATACTGATGTATCAAGCTTTCTATAAAATGCTGTGCAACATTTGTGCAACAGCTATTTTTTAGCAGAATAATTATATCATTTTGATAGCTCATTCAAATCGGAGATAATTTTATTATCTTCTGATTTTTTTAGCTCATCAATTAAGTAAGCATAATATTTTAAAGTTGTAGCTATATTACTATGACCTAATCTCTGACTGATAGCCACAATATCTACATGCTTCTTAATTAAATATGCAACGTGGATATGTCTTAAACTGTGAAAGTGAATATCCTTATTGATATTAGCATCTTTTAGTAAACTTCTCAAAGTTGAATTCACAGTCGCAGAAGTAGGTGGCAGATTATTTTCTGCAGGGTTGCCAAAAACAAATTTACATTTATTGGCTTTCAAGTCATTAAGCCGTTCAAGTAGAAAATCATTAACCTTGATTTTACGTATGGAACTTTTGTTTTTAGTTGGTTCTATTTTCTTGCGTTGCCAACTCCATGATTTATTAATATCAATAATATTATTTGTAAAATCTATATCGCTCCATTGTAAGCCCGATATTTCACCCAATCTAGCACCAGTAAAAATAGCAGTGAGGATCATATGCCGTGATGGTGTATTAATATCTAGTTTATTAATAGTTGTTTGAGTTAATCTTTTGATTTCATCAACATTCAAGTAAGTCACAGCTAATTCTCTATCTTCATTGCCATGAACTTGAACTTGCTTAGTAAAATCAGCGGATATAAGACCATCAATAATAGCTGAATTAACACAAGCTCTAACACTGCCATTCAATTTCTTTACAGTAACTGGAGCATGTTTCTTAGTTGTAAAATTAATAAATTCTTGGTACTTGGTTCTAGTTATATCTTTAATGGTTAAATCACCAAAATAATTCCTGACCAAATTTATTTCATAGTTGTATTTAGTACTGGTGGCAGGGGAGCAATTAGGTTTCTTATAGGTTTCAAACCATTTCTGCATATAATCAGCAAACACAGGATTCTTAGTAACATCTACGCCTGAAATAGAAGCGGCTTCCATTTTAATTCCATATTGTTGAGCTTCAGCTTTGGTCTTGAAGCCGCCTTTCGATTTTTGCTTGAGGACAGAAACATTTTTTTGTTTTTCTGGATCCCATTGAGTTTCTCTCTTTGAAAATCTGACGTACCAAGTTTTACCGCGTTTCTTAATTGAAGCCATAAAATACTCCTATTCTAGCCAAAACTCTGCTAAAATAGGGTATAGCAAAGCCTTGGCGGGTTTTGTAAAAAGAACCATACTTATTGGCGTAAGTTGGTTTACTAAATTCAAATACATTTATTTTTAGAGCTATTGGCGTAGCTCATCTATTACTCACTTACTGTTGGCGCAGTAGGTGAGTTTTTTGTTTTATGGTTTATATTTAAATTTATTGCCGCAATTCATACAAATCATATCAATCTTTTTGGTCTTCTTACCTGCAAATCCTGCTAAAACTCCAACACCACCAGTTAGAATTCCACCAACTGCAGCTTTTCCAACAGAAAAGCTTTTTTTATGTTGACCGATGGCTTGCACATTAGTTGATTTGCATTTAGGGCAGTGAGGCCCTTTATTTCCGAAAATTCCCATTTTTAAATTCCTTATGCATTCAAACTTAAACCTGCAATCACAAACGTTTATTCCATTTTATGGAAGTGTGATCAGTAAAACGAGATCTTCCTAAAAATTCTGGTCCATTGTGGAAGTTCATGTAGATGCCTTCACGGCTTTGTTCAGGGCTGTAATCAACATCTGCAGTAACAATCGATCTACCAATTAAACCATTTACATGAGAGGCAACTTCATTTCTAGCTGCTTCACTTAATTTTGTAAAACCGCCATCAACATAAACTGTGGCTTGCCAGTCTTTATTAATGACAATTTTTAAAACCCAGTTAGCCCAATCATAATTTTTATTGCCATTGGTGGCATCATCTTGATCGTCTTTTAAGTCTTTAACTAATTGTCTATTAATTTTTTTAACTTCAGAATTAGTTAGTTGATCACTAGTTTCTTCTTTTTCTGAAGTTGATTGTTTAGTTGAAGTTTTTGTACTGGATTGTGTTTGCTCTTTTTTAGGTTCGCTACTTGCTGAATCATTTGAATCTTGATTAGGTAAATTAGTCATTAATAATCCAAATAAAGCAAAGAATCCAATGGCCGCAATAGAAGAATATCTTAATTGTTTTTTATAGCTTCCTTTTTGCTTTCTTCCTTTAACAGCATAATAAATTGTTAAAAACAAACTAACAAAAAAAGCCAAATCCATTAACACCATAATTGGGCCAACAGCTTCTTTTGAAACAGCAAGGGCAACGTAACAAAGAATAAAAAATAGAGCAAAGCCACCACAAATAAAGAATGCTTTACGTGTCATTTTAGTAGGCTCTTTGGCCTTTATCTTTTGCCATGTCCATAATGGCGGAATTGCGAAAACGACACCTAAAACTAGAAATAACCAGTTCATATAAATGTCCTCCATAAAAAAACATATTAAAATCTCAGCTTTTAAAGTCTTCAGTTATTGGACTGTAATTAATTATCATTACGTTCGAATAAATCTTTAGCAGCTTCAGTCATTCTTGATGGTATACCATAAGCTGATAAGAATTGACCAGGTTCTTCAAAATATTGCCCACGACTACAAGCATAATCATATAGTAGATTCAAAGAATACAGATCGGCTGATTTTTCTTCCGAGTTCTGACCAGAAAAGCTACTATAATATAAGATCCCTTTATCACCTAAAATAAAATGTCCAATTTCATGACCGATAATAAAAGGAAGCTCACTTTGATTATGCCAATTTAAGTTAATGACCATTAGATTGTGATTCTTTAAAGATAGTGAAGGATCGTAAGGATCAGCATGTACTAATTTATAACCGATTCCGCAATCAAAAGCATAATTTAAAAGGTATTCAATCAAATCATTCATGCTTATCAGCTTTTCCTTCTTTAATATCAGCGTCCATTAAGCCGCGGATCATATCTAAATATTTATCAGGTACGTTATAACCGTGATACATTACTGGCTTGTCATCATCTAATGAAAATGAATCTTCTGAAGGCAAAGATGGATCATCAGTTAATCCCTTTAAGTAATCAGTAGTAGTGCTTAGAACTTTTGCTACTGCTGCTAATGCATCAGATCCTGGCTTATTACTTTTCCATTTATAAATAGAATTAGTACCCAACTTAGCTTTGTCATTTACTTCACGTAAAGACATTTTCTTATTTTTAGCTAAATTTTTTGTTCTTTCAAATTCAATCATATCAAGGGTTCTCCAATCCTTGACAAAATTATTTAGAAAATCTTCTAAAATACAATTGACTTTTTAGAAGATTTAGGCAATAATAGTTTTGTCAACAAGTTAAGAAACAAATTTAAAAACAAGTTTTCAAACAAATAAATAGCATTTTAAAAGTATGGGGATACTGTCTAAACGCTTATTTGTTATACATTGATATTAGTAAATATTCTAAATAATGTCAATAGTTTCTAAACGAATTTCTAAATAAATTTCTAAACAAGTTGAACAACACAAAAACGAGGTGAAACAAATGCCAATTGAAGAAAATCTGGAAAATGCAAAGAAGCAAGTAGAAAGTTCAATCAAAATGGCCTTGCTTAAGAAAAATATGTCTCAAGCACAACTTGCAGATTTGCTTGGAGAAAATCGAACGGTAGTAAATCTAGCCATTAAAGGAAATACCAATCCCAAAGCCGTTCAAATTCGCAAGAAAATTTACAAGGTATTAGGAATGGAGTGATCAACATGCAACTAGCAATTGAAGATTTTTCATTAGAACAAGTAGTTGATCTAATTATGAAGGAACGTGGTTACGTTCCTGAAAATCAAATAGTTGGACGAACTATTAGTATTCAAGAGTTTGCCCAAAAATATGCCAAACCACATGGCACAGCATGGGTAAAAAGAAATATTCTTTATCCATTTCAACCGGATTGGTGTAGCAATATTCATCCAGGTAGAGGCGGTAAAATGACAATTTTTGAATATCCTGCAGCCGTTTGGATGAATGAACATAGGAAGGAGATTGATTGGAATGCGAAATAGACCAGATTTTGAAACTATCCTAGGTGGTCTACTATTAAGTTCTTTTATTATCGGATTTAGTTTGATTTCCTACGCATTTTGGGGGTGGATTTTCTAATGAAACTTAGTAAAGAAACGGTTGAAAAATTATGGGCTACCACCGATGCAGTAAGTGATGGTCAAATTAAAAAGCCTAATCGCGCCAACGATTAGTTAGAAAGGTAAATATCATGAATGTATTTGAGTTAAATAATGCTATTAAAACCGTTAAAGAAAAGGATGTTGATCCTGAAACTTTAAAGGACACACTTGAAAGCCTTGAACTTCCAAGAAATGAAAAACTCGATAATGTAGCCACTTGGATTGAAGAAAATAATATGAAACTTCAATGGTTAAAAGAAAAGAAACGTCAATTAAGTGATGTTGAATTTTCTATTAAAAATCAAAATGAAAGACTTCAAGAATTTCTTACTCAGGCTATTGATGATAGTGGTAAGAAAGAAATTCGAACTCAAAACCACATCCTAAGACCTAGAAATTACAAAGATTCAGTAGTAGTTGAAGAAACTAAGAAACTGCCAATCGACTATGTAATTCGTACCGAATCTATCAGACCTGATAAGAAGAAAATCTATGAAGATCTTAAAAAAGGCAAGGCAATCAAGGGTGCTCATTTAAAACCAAATAGAAAAACTACAATTAAATGATTGAAGCAGAAATTGATATTACTGAAGCAATGGAGAGTTTTAGTAAAGCAGCTAAAAGCCATGATTTATCTTCTGCAGTACGTGAAAACTTAGATGAAATTGGAAGGCTATTAACTATGAACGTTAATTTAAGGAACATATCAAATATCGAATTAGCTAAATTATTTGATCTTGCGGCTAAAGCCGATGATCGACATTTAGCTAAAAAAATTGTTTATCGATTAGCATACAGACACCATGAAAGTTTTAAAGCACAACTCCGGTATTTGGGTAAACGTGCTGTAAGACGTGAGAATTATTCAAGTTTTAATATGGTAGCTAAGTTATGGAAGGAAAAAGGTAAATAAATATGAGTAAGATTACTAAATCTCATTTTGATGAGCTAATTGAAGAAAAGGCAAATCAAAGAGTAAATGAAATACTAAAAAACATCTGCAACACACTTCCATGGGAAATTGATGGAAATGGTAATAAAAGTATTGTTTTTAATGAAAAATGTGGCGAACTTACAGGTAAATCACTATTTTCTGTTAATCATACTTTTGGATTAATTAATAATGAAAATGAAGAAGCTTTAATTAAATATACTGATTGGTCTCAAGTTAAAAATAATCTATTAAAAAAATACGAAACTGAAGAAACAGATAAAATCTTAAAAAAATTAAGTGGAATTTCTGACTTTTTGGATCAGCAAATGGGTGATTTTTAATGTACAAATTAAGGCCCTATCAAAAAGAATTAATCAGTAAGATTGTTGATTCTATGAAAAAACATCATCGTGTGATCATTGTTCAATCTCCACCAAGAACAGGAAAAACAGTGAGTAATGGCGGAAATTGCCAGAAGGACAACTCAAAATAATAACCGTGTAATGTTTTTGATTCATCGTAAGGAAGTTTTAAACCAAGCTGTTGAGACTTTCAAAAATCAAGGCGTTGATTCTGATTTACTTACTGCAGGGATGGTTCAAACTCTTACTCGTAGAGTTGATAAGTTACCAACTCCTAACGTAATTTTGGTTGATGAAGCCCACCATGCTTTAGCTAAGAGTTATCAAAGAATTTTAAATAAATTTCCTAAAGCAATAGTTTTACTCTTTACAGCGACACCCCACAGAACAGGCCAAGCTCAATTAGATCAGATAGCCGATGATATTATCGTTGGTCAATCAATTCATGAACTTACCGAAAAAGGATTTCTAGCACCATTTAGATACTTTCAACCACCTAATGACTTTGATTCTAAATTACTTAAGCGGAGTTCTACTGGAGATTATACAGCGGAATCTATGCAAGAAGCGATGTCTACTAAAATCTTTGGTCATATCGTTAAGCAATACAAGCGAATAGCTTCAGGGATGCAAGCAGTGGTTTATACATATTCCATTGACTCCGCTGTTGAGATAGCCCATAAATTCAATTCTGAGGGGATTTCAGCGATTGAAGTAGATGGGACTACGCCAAAAGAAAAACGCGATCTAGCGGTGCGAAAATTTCGAGAACAAGAAATTAAGATACTTGTTAACGTAAATCTTTTCACTGAAGGTGTTGATCTTCCGAATGTCGATTGCGTGATTATGGCACGCCCCACAGCATCGCTTGCCTTGTATCTGCAGTTTTCAATGAGATGTTTAAATCCTAGACCTGGTAAAACGGCCATCATTATTGATCATGCTAATAATTTTAAAGCGTTTGGCTATCCTGATGATGATCGTGATTGGAAGCAGGCCATTAAATCGGGCAAGCAGAAAAGCAAATCTCTGCTGACTGATCCAGGTCTTTCAATTATTACTTGCGATTATTGTTTTGCAGTGGTGAAAGCCAGTGAAGTTAAAGATGGCGAATGCCCCATCTGCGGTAAGCCTATCAAAGTTCATGAAGCAAAACCAGTGAGTGATGTTGATCTTGTTGAAGCTACTAAAGAAAGGCAACGATTGATTAAAGAAATCGTTAAAAACAATTTATTGAAGAAAGTTGCTAATAAGTCTGTTAGTGAACTTCATAGCCTTAAAGAACTACAAGCATACGCAAAATTACACGGATATAAGCCAGGATGGGCTTGGTTCCAAGCCAAAAGGAAGGGACTGATTAGAGGATGAAAGTAAAAATTATTGATGATGTTGATGCACCTAGTTTAGAAGATAAAATTAACAATTTCATTAAAGATAAAGATGTTATCGATATTAAATATCAAATTGATTCCTGCCAAGTAAATTTAGGGCTAGTAATAATAACCATTTCTGCATTAATCATGTATAAGGAGAATTAAAATGATCCAATTACCTAAAGTTCAAAAATTAAAACCTAAATCGCAACCACACAATTTCTTTATCTGGGGCGCTACGATGTCAGGTAAGAGCTATTTTTCAAGCTTTTTCCCTAATCCTCTGATCTTGAATACTGATGGAAATTCAGAACAGGGAAGCGCACCAAGTATTCAAATTAGAAATATCCGTGGCGCTAATGGAAAATTAACTCAATCTGCTATTAAACAACTTGACGATATTATCACAGCTTTGCAGGTTGAGAACCCTAAACGTCCAGCAAATCAACAATTCAAAACAATTGTTATCGATGTAATTGATGATATTTGCGTAATGATTGAGCAAGCTATTTGCCTTGATGCTGGTGTGCAAGCCTTAAGCGATATTCCTTATGGCAAAGGCTATGCAATGTTTAATACAGCCTTACAACAATTTGTAATGGATCTTAAGGCATTACCGCTCAATGTAATTTACATCAGCCGTGAATTGGCTATCACAGATGAAAATACTGGTGCTACTACTTATGAGCCTAGTTTAAAGGCCAAGTACTACAACATCGTGAACGGAAACTGCGATGTGGTTATCAGAACCAAAAAAATTGGTGATGGCCAAAATGCTTCTTACTTTAGAGAAGTGAAAGCTTTAAGAACCATGTATAATCCAGCCAATATCACTGATCACAGAATTCTGCAACTACTTGAAAGCTGTAGTGGCATGTTTAAAAAAGAAGATTTAGAAAAATTACAAGCAAAGAAAAAGGAGAATAAATAATGAGTTTATTAGATGCATTAAATGAAGTTAAGAAGTCAAATTTTGATCCTAAAAAGGGCAAGGAATACAACGCTTTTGAAAACATTCCAGCAGGAACTTACAAAGTCAGCCTTGATGGAGTGACTCACAATGCAAAAGGAGATCGTGATTTCTTGATGCTAAGCTTTATGGTTATCGAAGGTAAATATGAGGGCAAAACTGAATCAGTATTTCCAACGCTTGCACAAGTAACCAGTACAGGCAAACCAATGCCTCAATTTGTATTAGCTAGATCTATTTCGATGCTTCAAGTTATTGGCGAAATGGTAGATACTCCAATTCCTGATAGTGACTTTGATCATGACTCTGAAACCGATGCTTACGAGGATTTAGCTAATACACTAACACCTGCAAAGGGTAAAGTCTTAATGATGACTATCAAAGAAACACCAAACAAGAAGAACCCTGATCATCCTTATCGAAATTACGAATTTAGTAGAGCAGAACAGCCTAAAGAATTGCCAGTAGATAATAATCAAGACCCGTTCGCTGGCAACACAGGCAGTGAAATCGAAATCAGTGATGACCAACTTCCATTTGATTAAGAGAGGTAACAGAAAATGAACGATATTAAATATCCAAAAACAGAATTATTTGTAGTGCTTGGCACTAAAGTTTATCCATTATATACCACTGAAGATCCTGAATTTGTTCATAACTTACTGACTAACGTTGAAGGCAGAGAAAAATTACTAAGTTTTGAAGTGGCTATTAAAAAGCATCATAGTGGCGGTTTATGGTATCCAGGCTGTGATGAAGAGCCAATTTGGACTAAATGGACAGTTCAAAAACGTGCTATCAAATCATATTTGGAATTGCCTAAGCCTAAAGTAAATATTAATTATGGCTATGAAGAAGAGGATTTCTAAAATGCATGTATTTTTAAGTTATTTCTGTTTGGCACTCGTGTTAGCTTACTTAATCTATCTTTTATGGAGGCTGTGACATGCATCCTAACTTAGTTAATTACGCTTTAAATTATGCGGAACACGGTTTTTCGGTAATTCCAATCGGTTCAAGTAAGAAACCATTAATCAAATTTGCAGATAGGGCACCACTTACAAGCGCAGAAATCCGTGAAATTTGGCAAAAATATCCAACAGCGAATATTGCATTGAAGACTGACAAGTTTTTCGTGATTGATGTGGATCGTCATGGTGGCGAAGATGGCATGGAATCTATCAAAGCACTTAATCATGATGAATGGTTTAAGGACACGCTCACTGAGAGAACAGCGCACAATGGTTTTCATTTCTTCTTTACTAAACCGTCTAAGGTTAAGATTCAACAAAATATTGGATTTTTGCCTTCGGTTGATTTAAAGGCTCACGAAAATAATTACGTTGTTGTTGCTCCATCGATGTTAGGAGATAAACAATACAAATGGTTAAATTCTGAGCCTATGAGAGAACCGCCACAAGGACTGATTAATTTGATTCTGGAAAAGCAGAAAGAGTTTAAGCCAATCGATGATGATCTAAGCGGTGCTTACACTTCAGGTGAAAAATCCGCTACCGCTCAATTATTTGAAAAAATTGTTGATGGTTTAGGCAAAACTGGTGGGAGAAATAATGCTTTGGCCAGTTTTATGGGTGGTTTATTATTCCGTGGTGTTGACCCCAACAAGGCTTATCAATTAGCAGTTATTGCTAATGACCATACTGATAGTAAGTTAAGTGACAACGAGGTTTTTAAAACATGCGAAAGCATGGTAGATAAAGAAATGAGGCGGCGAAGTATTGAATAAATTAAAAGCTCTTGATCAATCAAAAGTGGAAAAGATTAATCAAGACAATAAAAAAATTAAATTGAACTTTGAACTTACTAAAGATGAATCAGTTAAGTCCACTAGCCCCAAGAATGTTGCTTTAATCTTGCAGCACGATAAACATTTAAAAGGACAAATTAAATATAATCGTTTTACCGATGAAATTGATATTGTCAAAGATATCACTTTAGATTTAACAAAGTGGGGAGTACCTGCGATTTATCTTAAGCAAGGTCAAATTAATGATGGTGTGATTAATGATTTAGCACTATACATATCTATTAATCCTGAGTATCACGTTAATTTTAAGCCTAATTTGATTAGTCAAGTCGTTGACTCTATAGCAAGAGCCAATTCATACAACCCTGTTATTGATTATTTTGAAAAGTGTTTATCTAAATGGGACGAAAAACCTAGACTAGATCACTTTTTAACTAAGTACTTAGGAGTAGATGAATCAGAGGCAACCAAATTAACTGTGCGGTTATGGTTTATGGGAGCAGTTGCAAAGGGCTATAATCCTTTAACAAAATTTGACTATGTGCTTGATCTTGTTGGTGGTCAAGGAATCGGTAAAACAACGCTTTTGCGTGAATTAGCTCCACTCGGCTTTTATACAGATCAATTCAATTCATTCACTGACAAAGACGACAAAGCAGAACTTAAAAATGCACTAATCGTTAATGATGATGAAATGACAGCTTCAAACCGCTCCAGTTTTGAAGAAGTTAAAAAGTTTATCACAGAGCAAGTGTTTAGATACCGTCCTTCATATGGAAAATACATTCTTACTTTTAATAAAGGCTTTGTAATGGCTAGAACCACCAACGAAGTTCAACACTTAAAAGATAAATCGGGCGACAGACGTTTCTTGTCTTTAAGATGTGATAGCAGTCGACAGGAAGTACACCCTGTTGATGGCTTGAAGCAAGAAGAAATTGATCAAGTTTGGGGTGAAGCTGTATATCTTTGGAAACACACAAAAGATCCTTTCAAGCTTTCACCTAAGCAAGAGGCTATTTTAGCAAACAATCGTAAACAATTCTTAGCCACTTCAGAAGTTGAAGATGAAGTTAAGACTTTATTAGATGGCCAATTCAAAGATCGTAAATTTATTTCTAATCAAGAAATGCGCAGAGCTTTGATGGTTAGCTTGGGACGTGAACTCACTCAGAAAGAAACAAAAACAATGCGTTATGTGATGTCTCACGCTGGCTTTGAAGTTGGCGCAGCAGGATGGGATGTACGATCAAACAAAACTGTTCGAGGATTCAAAAAAATGTAAGAATGTAAGGTTTTTGTAAGGTGCTTAAACCCTACTCTCTCTAAGGTTTATATAATATACCTTACACCTTACATAATAAATAAAAATATAAAAATAATATTAATAATATAAATATATATATAACTGTATTATTAATAAGTTGAAAATTAGTGTAAGAATGTAAGGAATGGTGAAAATGTTATTATATCAATGTTTTTAAGCATTACAGTTCCTTACATTCCTTACACTTTGAGGTAAAAAATATGAAAAATCTAAATAAATTCAAAAAAGATTATTTTGATTCCAATAAAGAACTTCCAAAAAGTCGATTTCATGATTGTAGTCATGGAGAACTTCAGAATCAAAGTCCTTATGATTTAATTGCAAATTATTCAAGAGAAGAACAACAGATGCTAATTAATTGGTGTAAAGATAACTTTACTCCTATTAAAACTAGAAGATTATGTACTTATTCTTTAAAACATTGGGCGGAAAATTGTTTAACACAATATGGCTTAAGTTATGTTTCAACTGGTGCAATTAAAGGAGCGCTTTTATTAAGTGGCTTTGATTTAGATCCATATGAATTTAATGCTTATGTAAATATTAGTAAGGCATATTACATTAAAAAAAAGGTTCATCTTAAATATGGTGTTGGAATTTATGTAAATGATTATCGTACTGAAGTTAATCAGGGCTATAGAAGATTGGGCGAATATAAACTAAGGGAAAATAAATATGATTTTTGATGAATATGTTGATGTAATAAATCAAATTGAAAATATTGATAAAAGAGTTAATCAAGAAAACAGGCTTATTTCTAATGATGAAGCCAAAAAAGAAATTAAATTGTTAATACATTTATTGGAGTTAAAAAATGCTCAAGTTGATATTACAAAAATAAATAGAGAAGCTGTTAATGATTCTGAGCTGAGAAGTTTTAATAATGCTCAATTTTATGTAGCCATTACTAAAAATAATGAATATGAGTGTGCGATAACAGATGATCTTCCTTCATCATTTTCAATCATTTCTATTGATGGTATTAACAAAGCAGAAAGTAGTGTTTTATTGCATCCCTCATTTAAACATTCATTATCTATTGTTTTTAATAACGAATGGTATGGACGTTGTGCAAAACGATTAATAGATTGGTCTATAGAGAAGAGGCAATTCATTTAATGAATAGTAAGTTTAGAAAATATACTGATAATTTAGCTGCTACTTTAGAAAACAAAAATAAAGCTTATGGTGACAGCTTTACTAAATCGGTTGATAAATATGGTTTACCAGTGATTGGAGTACGTTTATCTGATAAATATAACCGAATTGAACATTTAATTACTCATCATGAACTTAAGGAAAATGATGAAAGTTTAGAGGATACGCTTTTAGATATGGCTGGTTATGCCATTTTAGGATTGAAATATCTGGAGGAACATAAAAATGAATAAGAAATGGTCAGAACAAGGAATTGGGGTAGGCTGGATTGTTCAGCTTAAATTTGCTGATGAAAACGAAGCTTTATATCCAGATACTGATAACTATATTATTACTAAAAACGTAAATTATGCGTTAGCAAGTTTAACAGATGGCGAGGTTATAGCAGCTGCAGATTCAATTGATTGCTTAAAATCTGTAGCAGAAAAAATGTGTGATTCTAAAATCGAACTCGTAGATGCGTGGCCTAATACCTATGATTGGGGAATTGAATTATAAGGAATATGAAAATTAATGAGGTGATATAGATGAGTATTAGATATGGCTTTAATTACCACACTGACGAAAATATCAATAATTTAGCAATGATGATCATGCAGAAGGTTAACAAGCTTAAGCCCGACTACTTAGAAATTGATGGTCTAGCACATGAGATTATCAAGTACTGTCAGCAAGGGATGAAATACAATGAACGAAAATAAGTGTCCGTACTGCAGAGGCATTAAAAGAATTCGTGATGATTTAGTTCATTACACAAGAAGAAGCATTTTAGAAATCAAACATGGAAATCAACTATGGTCAAAATTTATTTTGCCGAATAATGAATATGAAGTAATGGCATATATAAGATTTTGCCCTATGTGCGGACGTAATTTAATGGAGGGAAAATAAATGCCAACTATGACTCAAAGTGATGCTCAAGCTACTGTGATTTTTCTTTCTGTCACATTAATTGTCTGGTGTGTTTATGGATCAAATCATCATGAAGATAGATATGTCCCAGCTATTAATTCTTTTTGGATTGGCGCGATTAATTTTATGATATTGTTTTACATTTTCTTCAGTAAGTGAGACATTTTCGTAGCCAACAAGTAGTGATAAGAGAAAAGAGGAACAAACAACAATGGACAAGGAACAAATAAAAATTAAATTATTCGTTCTAAAAGCAGATGATTTCGAGGATCAAGCGAATGATTGGCTTTCACAGCATCCTAACATAGAAATCTTACATCAATACGTTAATAACGATTGGGTATCCCACACTGGTGTATCTGGTATCGGAACGATAACAACCGACATGATAACGGCAATTGTTGAATATAAGGAAGCTAAAGAAAAGCCAGTGGGCTATAGATAACTGGAATCTAATTGACAGACAAGCGGAGCCACTGCATCCATTAAGAAACGGTAGATATTAGCCATATACGGCTATAGGGGTGTTTCTAACGCTTGTAAAAAGTCAAATAGGACTAATTATACTAAGCGCTTTCGAAACCGCGGAAAGAGGTTTATATGGAATCAGAACATAATATTCAAAAAGAAATTCAAGTAGCTTTGTCTCAACATAAATGCTCTGTATTTAGAACTAATGTAGGTAAAGTGCAAACAATCGATCATCGTTGGTTTGATACGGGCTTGCCTCAAGGATTCCCTGATCTTATGGGTTTTCGTTGGGTTGATAATCAAATATTTTTTATCGAAGTTAAATCGAAAACGGGTAAACCTAGACCAGATCAATTGAGATTTCATGAATTTCTTGCATCTCATGGTGTAATTCATGGGATTGCTAGATCAGTATCTGAAGCACGTCAAATAGTTGATGGAGCAATTGTAGGCTACGGATATGATGATTTTGGAGGCTAGTGGCTATGACTAGATATCAAAAAGCTTTGCAATATATTCACAGAGCCGAAATAAAATATGGTTCAATTAGTAAAACTCCTGAAAATGATCCAGATTTAATCAAGGCACAAAATTTACTTGCAATTGGTCATAGAGCTGTAAAAACGTTTGAACCAGATGATCTTGATTTTAAAATTAAAAAAATGCTGGAATATGGTTACCCAGCTCATGTAATTTATGAAATACTCCATGTAGGACAACCTGCAGTACAACGCGTAAGAGAATTTTATGATTTAAAATATAAGCCTCTCTTCAAATACAAATTAACTAAAGACGGCCAACCAGATTTTTATACTACTTATGTTAAAGGCATGACTAGAATTGCAAAGATCTCTAATAGCTTCAATTCCAAAACTATTTTGGATTTAATCCCTAAGCTGGGCTACGAAATTTCAGAAGTATCTTTTTATTGGGGCGATTTGCCTGATGACTGTACATATGCTGTTCGCCAATCTATCGTGTTTGTAAAACATGGTATTGATTCATGGCTTAATGAAGCATGGAAAGGATGATGAAATGAAAATTATTATTGATGCTGATACTTATTTCAATTTAAAAAAATATGCTGATAAAATTGGTGAACCAGTCTCAATGGTTGCAACTGGCGCAATAAATCGATTTTTAAAAAACATGGAGTGATAGAAATGAGTTTACTTTTCCCTGAAATTAATAAGAAAAGAACACTTGAAAATGTTTCAAGTTTCTTTAAAAAAGACTTACCAAGGCTGTTACTTATGAGCGGTAGAAATTTAACTGATTTGAGTTCTCCCAAGTTATCTGCAGCTCCAGGTAGTTCTAATTTTGGAAATGCTAATGAAGATAAACTCATTAATGGTATTGATGCTGAAGCAATGGTGGAAGCTGTCTATGATTCTATTCATCATTGTTCACATCCTTCACAGATAATCCTTATAGAATTGTTTGTTAAAAGGAAGTCATGGCAGGATGTAAAGCCAATGGTTTACAGTGAACAGTATAAGTTTTCGTACTTAAGGCGGCAGGCAATGTTTGATTTTGCTAATTCGTTTGATTACTGGCAAAAAGTTCACCATTGTCAACCAATCATTAGCCTCACGGACTTTAGTTGAAGCAACTTTACAATAATTTATAAGCATTATTAGAGTAATTCAATAACAAATAATTATTGTATTATGGTATTGTCGAAAAATTAAGGAAATGCCTCCCCAAAGATTTCGATAAATAACATTTTTATTTTCCTTCGAGGATGATATTTGTACGTGAAATTTATAAGTAAAATTTTATCAATTGACTACAACCGATGTGTACACGGGGCAGGTGGAAATCCTGCATCATCCTTAGTGGCGTTAGCAAGCGCCATTAAATAAGTTGCTCCTTAAAATTTTTAACGACAGGTAAAGCGCAAAAACTCTCACGAGCAAAAAGACACGTCCGACTATTGCAGTTACGGTGGTTCTGGTGTAAGTCCAGATGCGCTTATAAGGCTATTGCTTAGTTCTTGCTATGCGAGAATGTATCATTAGATATCCTTTTGAAATTATTCGTCAAAGAGCATATTTAATTCTTAATACGATTAAGAAACCCAGTAGTTTAATTAGAGAAAACATGACATTCTAAGTCAGCGATGATGGTGCAAGTCCATCCTGGGTTTTAATTCAAGTCAGCAAAGCTGGCTTTTTATTTTGTCCAAAATTAAGGCGGTGGTGAGATCGTGTGAAGTTAACAGCTAAGCAACGCAAATTCTGCGATGAATATATTAAATCGGGCAATGCAACTGAGGCTTACTTTAAAGCTGGATATCAAATTAAAAGTAATGAAGCGGCTAGAGCAAATGCTAGTAGAATGCTAACAAAAGCTAACATCAAAGAATATATTGAAACTAGGCTCAAACAACTTGAATCTAAAAAATTAGCAGGGGCTAGAGAGGTTTTAGAATATCTCACATCAGTTATGAGGGGAGAGCAAACGGAGTCCGTAGCGACTGCTAAAGGCATTTATGACAATGTGCCAGTTTCAGCAAAAGATAGAATTTCAGCTGCTAAAGAATTACTTAAACGTTATCCAACAACTGATCCTATGGAGAAACAAAAGCTTAAAAAGCTTACTGCAGATGCTCGCATATCTGAAGCTAGGGCTAAGGCAATGGAAAACAGCGGTCAAGATGTTGAATTACTGGTAGAAAAAATGTTGGATAGCTTAGCTAAGGAGGATTTAAAACATGGCTCTTAGTAATGTTTTAACAGATAAGCAAGCTAAAGTTTTACATACTTACTTAACTAAGCGTTTTAAGATTTTAATTTTGTGTGGTGCCGTTCGTGCTGGGAAAACTTATATAGATAATCTTATTTTTCTTTATGAGTTGATGAGAGTAGCTAAATTAGCAAAACAGTTGGATGATAAGCATCCTCAATTTATTTTAGCTGGGGCGAGTTCTGGGGCTATCTATAACAACGTGATTGCTGAATTATCGCGCCAATTCGGAATAGATTTAAAAGCTGACAAACACAATCATTATCACTTGTTTGGTGTTGATATCGTCCCTGTTTATACTGCGTCAATCGCTGGATTAACTGGAGCGCGTGGGTTTACTGCGTATGGAGCTTATATAAACGAAGCAACACTAGCAAATCAAGAAGTGTTTAATGAAATCCGTAATCGTTGTTCCATGAGAAACTCTCACATTATTTGTGATACAAACCCTGACATACCAACGCATTGGCTTAAGACCGATTACATTGATAACAAAGACCCGAAAGCTGGGATCATTTCGTATACATTTACCATCGATGACAACACATTTTTAGATAAAGAATATGTTGAGTCGTTGAAAGCGTCAAAACCTAAGGGCATGTTCTACGATCGTGACATTTTAGGTCTGTGGGTAACTGGTGAAGGTATTGTTTATCAGGACTTTGATGCTAAGAAAATGGTTATTGATGATAGCAAAGTCCCTGAAGGGCTTAATTATTACTGTGGCGTTGACTGGGGTTATGAACACCCTAATCCTATTTTGTTACTTGGCGATGACGATCAAGGAAATACTTATGTCTTAAGAGATTATACAAAGAAGCATAAGTTTATTAGCTATTGGGTTAAGATTGCACAGAACTTACAAGATGAGTTTGGACGCAATCTTATTTTTTATGCTGATTCAGCACGTCCCGATAATGTTAATGAGTTTCAAACGGCAGGCATCAACTGTATCAATGCCAACAAGAATGTATTACCAGGTATTGAATGCGTTGCGCAGAAGATGCGTGAAGGCAAATTCTTTATTGCTGAATCTTGTTCTCAAGGCTTGATGAATGAAATTTATCAATACGCTTGGGACGAAACCACGGGACTACCTTTGAAAGAAAACGATGTAAGACATAATGACCGATTGGATGCTTTAAGGTATGCAATTTATTCAAGAAACGCGAAAGGAGGCTTTGTTCCGTGGAATTAAAGCAAATGCAAGAGCTGATCAAAAATACCAGTACACAACGTGCTAATTTTTTCAACAGCTATGAAAGTGCATTAAAATATTATAGAAACGAAACTGATATCACAAGCAAAAACGATGGCAAAGCCAAGTTAAATAAGGATGGCAAGGACGATCCACTTCGCCATGCTGATAACCGTGTACCATCAAACTTCTATCAATTGCTTGTTGATCAAGAAGCAGGGTATGTGGCTACTGTTCCCCCTCAGATTGATGTAGGTAATGAGAAATACAATGAAGATATTTCTGAAGCGCTAGGTGACGATTTTGCCTTAACTGTAAATAACTTAGTAATTGATGCAAGTAATGCTGGTGTTGCATGGCTTCATTATTGGATTGATAAGGATGATAACTTCAGATATGCAATTATTCCACCTAATCAGATAACACCAATTTATTCAACTACTTTGGATAATAAGTTATTAGGTGTATTGAGATCATATAAGCAGTTAGATCCTGATACTGGTAAATTATTTACGGTTCATGAATATTGGAATGATAAAGAAGCTACATTCTTTAAGCAACCAACATCTGGCCTTGATAGCCTTGAACCTTATGACAATATTACTAGCTATGATATGAGTGCTGGCTATGAAACTGGTGTAAGTAACGTATTAAAGTATAATTTTGGACGTGTCCCGTTCATTGCATTTCCTAAGAACAAATTAAAACTATCAGAACTTAAGAAATGCAAGGGTCTAATTGATGCCTATGATGATATTTATAATGGCTTCTTAAATGATATTGATGATATTCAACAAGTAGTGTTAGTGCTTAAGAATTATGGTGGCACATCACTTGATAAATTCATGCATGATCTGAAGGAAAATAAGGCCATTAAATTCAACAATGCAGGTAATGGTGATCAATCTGGTATTGATACTTTACAGATTGATATTCCGGTTGAAGCTAGAAATTCAGTACTGCAGACCACCAAAGAAAATATCTTCCTTTATGGTCAAGGCATTGATCCTGCTAACTTTAAGAATAGCAATGCTAGCGGTGTAGCGATTAAGATGCTGTATTCACATTTGGAACTAAAGGCTGGTATTACAGAATCAAACTTTAGACGTGGCATTAGTCAATTAGTGAGAGCCATTATGAGTCATTTGGGTATTAGGGATGCTGACAGCCTCAAAATCTCTCAGATTTGGACTAGAACCCAAGTGCAAGATGATTTGGCTAAAGCTCAAGAAGTTGCCACTGTCGCTAATTACTCAAGCAAAGAAGCAATCGCTAAGGCAAATCCAATTGTTGATGATTGGCAACAAGAACTTAAATATCAAAAAAATGATATTCAAAATAGTGACGGTTTTAGAGCATATCAGAGCTTTAATGATCCTGAAGGCGAAGACTACCCTAATGGAGATAAAAACGGTTCTGATAAACCAGAGAAGGCAAATAAGAAGTCTAGTGATTAATTATGAACTCACAAGAATACTGGAAGAAACGTGCTCTCTTAGCTAAGCAAAAAGAGATGGCTTCCAATGTTGAATATGAAGTTGCTATGCGGTCTCGTCTTAAGGATCTTGAGAATGAATTTATTAAAGAATCCAAGAAATGGGTAACTAAATATGCTAAAGAAAATAATCAGTCACTTAGAGAAGTGGCTGATTATTTAAATTCTATTGATACTTCTAAATTTGATATGACTTTGGCAGAGTTTGAAGCCAAGGCTAGAGCTGGTGGCTTTGAGAAAGAATTGAACTCTGCTTACTATAAATCTAGAATTGCTAGACTTCAGGAACTGTACAGGCAATATCAAAAGTTAGCTGCTAAATATGCTGACAATGAAGAAAGCAACATGGCCATAGGCTTAGCTAAACGGTACGAAGACACTTATCTACTAGAAAATTACAACAAATATTTAGTAGTAGGTAGCTTAGATGTTAATTTTACTCACTTTAATGAACAAGAATTAAAGGATATTGTTTATCAGCCCTGGCAAGGTAGCAATTTTAGTAAAAGAATCTGGAACAATTACACTAAAGTGATGCCTGAAGTGCTGACTGATGTCATGTTTAGATCAACTGCTTTAGGATATTCTTACAATCGTGTTGAACGAATGTTAAGAGACAAGTTTCAAGATGTAGTTAAATCCAATATCCATCGTTTAGTTATCACTGAAATGGGACATGCTGCAGAAAAAGCTACAGCAGAGTTCTATGAAGATTCAAACATTGAGCAATATCAATACTTAGCAACATTAGAAACTCATACATGTGATGTTTGCGCTCACTTAGATGAACGTATATTTGACGTTAAGGATAAAAAAGAAGGTGTTAATTATCCTTTGATGCATCCCTACTGTAGGTGTACCACCGTTGCTTACATGAAAGGTCTGCCTGATATTCCAACACGTTGGTATCGTGATCCGATTACTGGAAAAGGTAAATGGACGCGGAACATGACTTTTGAACAATGGAAAAAAGCTACCGCCCAGAAAGACCTTACAGCCAAAACCGTTGGGAGAGTAGGGCTTAGAGCAAAAATGTAAGAAAAATGTAAGAAGCGTAAGGCTCTAATCCCTTGTGGCTCTAAGACTTATATAATATACCTTACATCTTACATTAATATAAAAAATATAATTAATAAATATATATATTATATAGTACAGGGGTATTATTAATAGTTTTAAGGCAGTGTAAGGTGTAAGAATTTTAAAAAAATCTTTGTAATCCTTTGGGAGAGTAAGGACGAGAGACCTTACGTTCCCTTACATTCCTTACATTTTTTGAGGTAAAAACATGAAAAATCTATGGAACAAAATATGCTGTAGCGAGTGGTTTGCAATTGTGTTGAAAATCTTACTTGTAGTAATTGCTTTTATAGTACTTTCAATTATAGGGACTCTAATAAATGTGTGGTTTGTCCATTTTATGAAAGATAACTTTGGAATTAATGTTTATTGGACATTACATTAATAACTGTTTGACCTGAGTAAGTCTTAAAACTGCTCTTTTTGTATGCCTTGTGAGAGGCGAACTCGTAGAAAACGTGTAAAAGGTAAGGAGAATTTATATGAAGAGAAATCAACTTAAAGATTTAGGACTTAATGAAGATCAAATCAAAGCTGTTATGGACTTAAACGGTGAAGATATTAATAATGCTAAGTCTAGTAATGATGCAATTGTTGAAGAAAACAATGCTTTGAAAGCTCAAATTGCTGAACGTGATAAAGATTTAAAGAACTTACGTAAGAATGCTAAGGATAATGAAGAATTATCAAACTCATACAAGGAATTGGAAACCAAGTATAAGAACGACACTGCAGATCTTACTAATAAGTTAAATCAAACACGTCTTACTAGTGCTGTTGATCGTGCTTTAAGTGCAAGCAAAGTCAGAGACACTAAGGCAATCAAAGGCTTTTTAGATATGGATAAGGTTAAGCTCGATGAACAAGGCAACTTATCAGGACTAGATGAACAAATTAAAGAAATTCGCCAAACTGCTCCATACATTTTTGATGAGGGTACTAAGCAGAACTATGAACCTAACAACGGAACACCTGCTACTACTGATCCAATTCAAGCTATGGTTGATGTTTTTAAGAAATAGAGGAGATTTATTAAATGACAGAAGTTATTAACTATGCTGATGCATACCAAAGTGCTGTGCAACAAGCCTTTTACGATGGCCACTTATACAGCGCGGATTTGTGGAACTCACCATCTAACACAATGATTAAATTCGATGGCGCTAAACATATTAAGGTACCACGTTTAACCATTACTGCAGGTCGTCAAGACCGTCAACGTAGAACTATTACAAGTCCAGCAGTCAACTACAGCAACGATTGGGATTCATACGAATTGACCAACGAACGTTACTGGAGTACTCTTGTAGACCCTTTGGATGTTGATGAAACTGATATGGTGGTTTCAATTGCTAACATCACTCGTCAATTTAACTTGGATTCAAAGATGCCTGAAAAGGATAGAGAAATGTTCTCCAAGTTATACCAAGAAAAAGTTAAGTATGATGGTGAAGAAGGGGTTCACACTGAATCAGTCGATGAAACTAATGTTCTTAAGTTATTCGATGAAATGATGAGCAACTTTGATGAAGCTCGCATTCCAGCTCAAGGCCGTATTTTGTACGTAACTCCTAAGATGAATTCAATCTTGAAGCGTGCAGATGCTATGAACCGCACAGTAGTTATTTCTGATCCTTCAGCTATTACTCGTACAGTTCACTCATTGGACGAAGTAACTATTAATGTTGTTCCATCAGACTTGATGCAAACTACTTTCGATTTCACTGTTGGTTCAAAGCTTAAGTCAGATGCAAAGCAAATTGAAATGTTCTTGATTTCTAACGGTGTTCAAATTGCACCTGAAAAATACAGCTTCGTTGGATTTGATCAACCATCTGCTTCAACTTCAGGTAACTATCTATACTACGAACAATCATATGATGACGTTCTTATGTTGAGTACTAAGACTAAGGGTTATGAAGTTGTCGTTGGCGATGCTACTGGCACTAAAGACTTATCAGATTCATCAAAGCTTGTTAAGAAAGCAGACCCTGCTAATGTAAAGCCAACTGAAGCTAGTACTGTTGAAGAAATCAAAGCTTATTTAACTGCTCATAAGATCGACTTCTCTGGTAAGACTACTAAGAACGACTTGTTAGCTTTAGTAAAGTAGCATAAGGTGGTGATTGGATGGACAAGGAACACATTGTTGATCAAGTTGAATTATTAATTCCTAACAACAATGAAAATCCTGATTATGATAAGATCATTGATTTTACAGTTGATAAAATCATGAATGATATTGCTAATTACTGTAATATTCCAATCGATGAACTGCCTAATGAACTATCTGCAGTAGCGGTTAGCATGACAGTTCAAGCGGTTAAGGTGAATGGGGTTCTTGACAGCGAGAGTACTGCTAACATCCAATCACTTAATGAAGGTGATGTCAGCGTCACATTTAAGCCTGTGAGCGACATTTATGTGGCTCTACAAGGTTTAAATCCTATTACGGATAATTACACTAGTATCTTAAATAACTTCAGGAGGCTACCAGAATGAGCAAATTTGAGGGCTTAAAAAAGGCAGTCTCTTTGTTATGGACGGATAGAGCCAAAATCACTGGTACTAAAAAAGTAACTAAGAATCACATTACCAATAGTGTTGAAACCACAATAGTAGAAAATGAGCCTTGTAAGGTTGTTCTTAAAGGGCAATCTGTAAGCACTCAGACTATTTTTGGTACTGATGAAGCGGACGCTAAGTTACTAATCCGTAATGGCATTGATATTCCTGCTGGGGCGGTTATCTATATTACTGATCAAAACGGTAATACAGTCAAATATAAGCGCTCTAGCAAAGGATATTCTGGCTATTACTCACATCAAGAGCTGGCAATGGCAAGGGATGAAAAAGCATGAGTTTGGGAACTGTTGACGATGCAGAATTTCAGGCTTGGGCTAGTCGTGTTAAAGGAAGAATAGATAGTGGTCAACTCAAAAAAGAGATTGGTCAAAGCACTAAGCGTATTGGTGTACAAGCTATTAGAACGCTTAAAACCAATACTCCTGTTGATACTGGCGCTTTACGTAAAGCTTGGACTGCTGAAGGCCCTTCTGTAAGTGGCGGCGGTTGGGTTGTTAAAGTCAGCAATCCTACCGAGTATGCTTCCTATGTTGAAAGTGGCCACAGAACTCGTAACCACAAGAGCTGGGTACCAGGTCAATTCTTTATGAAGAATTCCTTGAATGCGATAAACTCTCAACTGCCTGATCTGATAACACCTGGCTTATGGGCTTTTAGGGATTTACTATCATGACAATAATTGAAAGAATAGCGGATGAGTTAGCTCGTATCTCACCGAATACAACAATTTACACGGAGAATCAACCTAATGGGTTTGATGAACCGTGTTTTTTTATAGGCAGAGCAGGAAATACAACTCTAAAGCCAGAACTTTTTGATTATGAAGTTAGGAAAATGCCATTTCAAGTTGTTTATTTTCCACCAGAAGAAAATGCTAATGAAGCATTAAATGAGATGGAAGCACTGCTAATGGACAATCTAACTGTATTACCTGATTTCGCTTATTTAAGAAATCGCGAATTTAGCGTAGATACTAGTGAACATACGTTAACGTGTGATTTTGATCTGGTTTTGCGGATGTACAAGCCAGATTCTTCACTAAAACAAAGGAGCTTAGATTTAAATGCAAGAACAAAAGGAAACAACAGGAAATAACGCCCAAGTTAAGTATGCCGAAGTTAAGTACACTAAGGCTCAAATTAAGCAGGCTAAATTGTTTCCTGGAACTAACAACACAGCAATTATCAATGTTGCGTTAGAAGATAACAGAACTTATACAATTGCCGAAGCTAAGAAAGCAATTGAAGACTTTAAAGGAGGTATGTAATAAATGGCAGGTGGAACTTGGAGAATGCAAAACAAAGTAAGACCTGGTGTCTACATCAATGTTAAAGGCGATGGTAAGCCAGTATTAACCACACCTTTGGGCCGCTTATTGATGTTCCAAAATGAGCCTTTAGGTTGGGGCAAAAAGGGCATCATTGAATTAACTGCTACTAGTGATTTCACTGCACTAACTGGTCACAACAATACTGATGAGGTATTGGCTCCAGTTTATGAAGCTTTGAAGGATGCTGAAACAGTACTGCTTCTAAACGATTTTGATGGCGGCGCTAAGTCTACTTCTACTAAGGATGGTGTTTATACCGTTAATGCTAAGTATGAAGGTGAACAAGGTAATAACATTAGTGTTAGCTTTGCGCCTAGTCCTTTAGCTGATGGTGCAAACACTCGAGATGTAACTGTTACTACTATCTTTGGTACTAAGCAAGTTGATCAAGTAAAAATTACTTTGCCTTTGCCAAAGGCCGATGCAATTGCCGCGGCGGGATTAACTAAGGAAGATCAATTAGAAGTACATAATGACTATGTAGATATTACTTTTGGTACTAATCCGGCAGATGTTACTAAGGAATTAAATGGCAAGGGAGAATATCCACTTTATACTGCGATCTTTAATGGTTTAACTCAAAGCGCTGTAAACGCACATTTAACAGGTGGCTCTAACGGCACCAACCATGTTGCAGATGACATGAATGATTACTTGGAAAATGAATTCTACGCTGTAGCAACTACCGCAGGATGGGATGAATCAAGCAACATTCACAAGCTTTTAGCTGAAGAAATTAAAATTTTACGTGAAAATGTCGGCATTAAGGTTCGTGCCGTTGTTCCTAATGTAAGTGGCGTGGCTTACAACTACGAAGGTGTATCAACTGTTCTGAATGGTTATGTGCTTAACGATGGCACTGTAATCAGTCCTAATATTGCCACTGCTAGATTTGCTGGGATGAGTGCTAGTGCTACACCAGATCAAGCATTAACTTATGCTCAACTTGACGATGCTGTAGAGGCTAAGCCTAAGCTAAATAATGATAAGACTATTGAAGCTTTAAGTGCTGGACAAATTGTGTTTACCACACGGGCTGGCAGTCGTGTAGTGATTGAGCAAGATATCAACTCGCTCACTAAGTTTACCGATACTAAGTCTAAAGATTTTAGTAAGAACCGCGTTATTAGAACACTTGATGAAATCTGTACTAATACTGCTCAAACATTTGAAACCAGTTTCTTGGGAAAAGTAAGTAACAATGAATTTGGTCGCGATTTATTTAAAGCTAACCGTGTAAGTTACTTATCTGGATTAGAGTCACAAAACGTAATTCGCGATTTTGATCCTAGTGATTTAAGCTTGGCTCAAGGTGATGACAAGGACGCGGTATTGATGGATTTATATGTAACTCCAGTTGACTCAATGGAAAAGCTTTACGTTAACTTGGTAGTTAGATAGAAAGGATAAGTAAATGGCAACAACAACTTTAGAACAGGTTCTTCATGGTAGAGATACTATTTCATCAAAAGATGCCAAAGTTACCGTTACTATTGACGGTAACGTTATCAATTTAATTGATTGTAAAGAGTTGAAGATCAATATCAAGAAAAATAAAGAAAAGGTTCAAGTGCTGGGCGACCACTGGACTAAGCATAAAACTACTTCTGTTGATGGCACTGGTACCTTAGGCCAATATGTAATTAATAGTAATTGGCTAAAATATGGAATTCCTTACACAATGAAAGAAGGAGACCTTTATTTCACAATTACTTTTACTATTGAAGACCCAACTTCAAGAGCTGGTAAACAAATTATTCAACTTGATGAAGTAAACTTGGACGAAATTCCAATTGCTGATTTTAAGGCCGATGATTCTGTTATGGATATTTCAGCAGATTTCACTTTTGAAGGCATTCACTTAGTTCAACCTTTTGATGATATTCAGTAAGGAGAAAAATAAATGGCTGAAAATTTTAATGTTGAAGATTTTATTAATGTTGAAAGTCCTGTAAAGGAAGAAGAAGTAAAGATCAAACGTTTTAAAGTACCTTTTAAGATTCGTTCTTTAACCGCAAAAGAAGTAAGTGAATTGAGAAATGATTCAAAAGAAGTTCAATTCAATAAATCAACTAGAACTTCTCAAAAGGTTTTAAATCAAGACAAGTTTGAAAATAATTTAATGGCTGCTAGTGTCGTAGTTCCTAATTTGCAGAATGAAGAACTCCAAAAACATTACGGTACTTATGGTGATCCTGCAGGCACATTGGAAGCAATGCTCTTAGCGGGTGAATATAATGCATTAGCTGAAAAAGTATTAGAGCTTTCAGGTATTGATGCTGATAATGATAATGATTTAGTTGCTGAAGCAAAAAACTAATTAACAATTCAGTTGGTGATTTTTCAATTTATAACTATGTTCTTAACAAGTATCATTGGACACCCAAACAATGGGTAGATCTAAATGAAAGAGAAAAGACACTAGTTGTTGCATCAATTGAATTAAGGCTAGAACAAGAAGAGGAAGAAAGAGAAGAAAGTAAAAGAGAGGCAAAGTCATAACGCATTGAAATGATATGTGAGAGGCTTAGCCTCTCTTTTTTTGTAGGAACTAGAAAGGAGGTAATATATGCCAGAAATAAGTGCAACGATTAGAGTTGTTGATGCTTTTAGTAATCCGCTAGATAAATTGGCAAATGGACTTTCAAGAGCACAATCAGGTTTTAGCAGGTTAAAAGGTGCCCTAGGTGGAAATATGTTTGGTAGCGCTGAAAAATCAAGTAGTGGCTTGTTCAAATCTATGGCTGGTGGTGTTGTGGTAGGCAACATGATTAGTAAAGGAATGGGTTTAGCCGGTTCTGGTATTAGGTCAATGCTGGGGGAACTTAATGAGGCATCAACTTCATGGCAAACGTTTGAAGGGAATATGCACCAGTTAGGCGCTTCAAATACTGAAATCAATAAAGCCAAAACTGAAATGCAACAATTTGCACAACAAACAATTTATAGTGCTTCCGATATGTCTAGTACTTATGCTCAGTTAGCCGCAGTCGGTACTAAAAATACTGCTCAATTAGTTAAAGGTTTCGGTGGTTTGGCTTCTGCGGCTGATAACCCACAACAAGCCATGAAGACTTTAAGTGAGCAAGCCACTCAAATGGCGGCTAAGCCTAAAGTTCAATGGCAAGACTTTAAACTAATGTTGGAACAAACGCCAGCCGGTATTTCTGCAGTTGCTAAAACAATGGGGGAAAGTACCACTGAATTAATTAAAAATATTCAGGATGGTAAAGTTAAAACTCAGGATTTCTTAAATGCTGTTGCTAAAACTGGTACAAATGCCAACTTTAGTAAAATGGCCACACAGTATAAAACTGTTGGTCAAGCTATGGATGGTTTGAAAGAAACATTAGCCAATAAACTTCAACCGGCCTTTGATAAGGTTGGAAAAATTGGTATTAAAGCAGTTGAAGGCATTACGGATAAGCTTGGCAATATTAATGGTGAAAAATTAGGAGATAGTTTAGTTAATATTATTCAAAGCGTTAAAAGTAAGTTTGACAATTTAAAGAACAATTTCATGAATGGCTTTAGTGATTCTTTCAATCTTGATAGTTTTCAGAATATGTTAACTTCTATAGGGAACGCTGTTAATAATGTTAAAAATGCTTTTAGTGGTGTAGGTGGTTCACTTGCTAATTCATTAGGCGGTTTATCTGGTAAAGGATTAAATGGAATTAGTTCAATAATTACTAATATTGCTAATGCAATAAGTAAAATGAGTCCTGGTCAAATAAGAGCCGTAGGCACAGCAATTGCCAGCTTAGCTGGAGCATTAACTTTATTAAAAGGTGCTGGCTCTGTAGCAGGAATTATCTCAAACATTGCATCTGGATTAAGCGCCATTAAAGGCGGTTTGGGTACTGCTTTTAGTGGAATTAAAGAATTGCCTAAGGCTTTTTCAAGTATTGGACAAGCCAAAAATGATATAGCTGGTTTCTTTTCTATTTTAAAAGATGGTGCTAATGCTGGTAGTGCAACCTACTTTGCTGATATGCTAGGTGGTTCAAAATTCGGAGCTGGTATAGGTGATATGCTGGCTAAAGTTAATGGCATTAAAACAGCTTTTGCTTCTTTAGCACCAGCTATATCCGGTTCTTTCTTACCAATTACTGGAATTATTCTTGGTGTATCTGCAGTAGTCGCTGGTGCAGTTATGGCATGGAAGAGTAATTTTTTAGGATTTAGAGATACTGTTCAACAAGCCTTTAGTAATATTGGACAAGTATTAGGGCAAGCATTCAATAATCTTGGCCAAGTATTTGCTCCAATAAGGCAGGCTTTTAGTCAAATTGGACAGGCTTTAGCTCCTGCATTACCTGCGATTAAACAATTTGTAACAGCACTTGGTGCTGTAGCTGGTACAGGTGCACTACTAGGATTATCAATGATTGTAGATATCTTTAAAAATATTGTTAGTGGCGCTATGGCTGCTGGTAATGCAATTAAAGGTGTTGTTTCTGTAGCTAAGGGTTTGGGTGCTGCTTTAAGTGATATAAAGCGTGGTGACTTCTCATTTTCAGGTGTTAGAAAGAATTTTGCTGATGCTGGTAAAGCTTTTGCAGATGCAAGAAAGAACTTTCATCCTTTTGATTTTTCAACTACTGAGAAGACACTTAACACAGCAATTAATAATGCTAAAAAGTCCTTTGGTGATAAGAAAATAAAAATGAAAGCAGATGTTGATACTTCAGGTATTAGCAAGAAGATGAGTAGTGCTACTAAAGGCAATAATCATAAGATCAAAATTGGTGCTAAGGCTGATTTAAGTTCTGTTAATAAACAAATTAGTTCTATTTCTAAGAAACAGATTTCAGCACCAAAAGTTAAAGCACCTAAAGTGCCACAACCTAAAATGCCTAAAGTCAAAACTATGCCTGCACCTAAGATCAAAACTCCTAAAATACCACAACCTAAGATGCCTAAACTTAAAACAATCCCTGCCCCTAAAGTCAGAAGACCTAATATGAGCGGTGTTGTTTCTGCTGTTCGGTCAGGTATGAGTAGAGCAGCTTCAGCTGCAAGAGCAGGTGGCGCTCAAATTAGTGCTGCAGTTCGTAGCGCATTGAATCAAGCTGTAGCAGCTGCAAGAAGTGCCGCTGGAGCTATGCAAGCGGCTGGGGTAATGATTGGTCAAGGTCTGGCGAATGGTATTAGGTCTCAAGTTGGGGCTGTAGCCGCCGCGGCTAATGAACTGGTAGCTCAAGCTAATAGAGCTGCCAGAGCAGCGGCGCAAATCCACTCTCCATCAAGATTGTTTGCTGAAGTTGGTAGTTTTATTGGGCAAGGTATGGCTGTTGGTATGGATTCTACAAGAGGACTCATTAGTCAAAGTAGTAGAGCTATGATCAATAGTGCTTACCCTGGATTGAATAGTTCTATTAGCAGTTCGGGTTCTTTAAGTTCAAGTTCAATTAGGCCAAATAGCGCTACAAGTAGCAATTACTACACTGGTGGTACTAATAATTCTAGTGAAATCACTATTGCCCCAGGTGCCATTGTAATTAACAGCTCAGGCAATCCTGAAGAAGATGCAGATGCTTTGCTTGATAGACTCGAAGAAAAAATTATGGAACAAGCTAATAAATCATTAAGTTAGGAAGTGGTGCATATGCCTGATCGTAGTGGCATGGAATTTTACATAAAAGATCAAACAACAGGTGAAAATTTACAGATACCAGTTAATCCTAGCGATGTTAAGCTGAAATATGAAACAGATGATCATTCTGAAACCATTGTTAACTTAGGTGAAGTCAACGTTACTGGCAAATTAAAGCTAGTAGGTGTATCGATTAATTCCGTTTTTCCTACGGTTGGCGCTCACTATGTAGCAACTAAAAGCCCACATAAGCAAGCTACTTATGTTAAGAAAATCAAATCAATGCAAAGTAAAAACCACAAAGTTAGATTCGTGGTTACCAAAACAGATATTTCAATGCTGATGACTATTGCTAGTTTTGAATATGGCTTGGAAAATGGCTGGGCTGATGAATATGCCTATACTTTAGAATTAAAACAATATCGTAAATTCAGTTACGAGAAAAAGAAGAACCCCAAAAAGCGAGGCAGATCTAAGAAAGGTAAAAAAAGATCTAAGCCAGCAGGAAAAATCGGTGTTGGTTCAACTGTTACAGTTAACGGGCGTTTACACGCTGACAGTTACGGCAGAGGCGCAGGAATGTATGAAAAAAATGCTAAACGCGAAGTTTTATACATTATTCCCAATCGCCAATATCCAGTTTGCGTAGGCATTAATGGTAAAGCCCGTGGCTGGGTGAAAATGAGCGAGGTTAAAAGATCATGAGTGACTTAATTCAAATGACCTTGTATAGACGCTCCACTCACTTTACGCACTCTAAGCGCCGTGTTGGTTATGATATCAGTGATTTAGTAATTGATGATTCGACCACATTAGATAGAGATACTAATTTTTCAGCGACCGAATTTAACTTCAAAATGATTTTTGAAAAGAAACCAATTATTCCATATACAGGCGACATCATTTCTTTTAAATGGAAAAAGAAGAAAATGTTTTACGGCTATGTTTTCAAATACGGCTTTGATAAAAATCACAACATTACCGTTAAGTGTTACGCTCCTAGCAGATATCTTAAAAATGAAGATTCGATTGTTTTTAAAACAGGGACATTAAGTGAACGATTCAAGGACGTGTGCAAACGTGCAGGAATTAAAGCTAAGGTTGTGGCTGGATCAAGTCATAAATGCAAAGCTGAAGTTGATGATGGTAAAACGTATTTTGATATGATTAAGAGCGCAATGAGCGCTACTACTAAAGCAACTCACAAACACTATTTAATTTATGACAATTATGACACTGTGGAACTTAGAAAATTTCCTTACAAAAAGTTAGATATCATTGTAGGCGATGCATCTGGATTAACTGATTATGATTATTCGGTTGATATTGACAATACTTACAATGTTGTAAAGGTTGTTAAAAAAGACAGCAAGAAAAGCAAAAATTCGTCTAAAACCAAGACTGGTGAAGATGACCCCAAAACAACTACTATTAAATCGAAGTCGGTTACTATGCCGTCACAAAAACAGTGGGGTAAGCTTCAGAAAGTCGTTAACGCAAAGAAAAAAGCCAACGATGCCCAGATGATTCAACAAGCCAAAAATGAGCTTAAAAATCGAAATAGAGCAAACAAAGAGCTAAAGATCACATGCGTTGGTCGTACTGATCTAGTTCCAGGCAATTATGTTACCGTTGAAATCAAAGACTACAAAAAGAAATTTAAAGACTGTCCGATTTTGAAGGCCGTACATCATTTTGGACAGAATTATACTTGTGAATTGACAATGAAAGTGGGGCAATCATGGCAGGTAAACGGCTCTATGAGTTAATGTCACAGCGTGGCGGTAAACCAAGCGATTATTCGGATGTTGTATATGGAACTGTGATTAGTGCTAAGCCTTTGAAAGTTCAATTATCCAACAACATGGTTTTGACTGACGATTTTATCGTTCTTGGCAAGCACATTGGGAAATTTAAGATTAAGGGCAAAGTTACCAAACACGAACACAATGAAGTTAAAGGCAACATAGAATTAGAAATCGATAACTCTATTGAGCCTGGCGACAAAGTAACCATGATTCGTGAAGATGGCGGCCAGCAGTTCTATTTATTTGAAAGGATAGGTGAAGATGGTTTTGGATTCTGATGAAGAAATTAATGTTGGTGCATTAATGGAAGACGCATATTTAGATGATGCTGACCTTGATGATGAAGAAGATGATCAAAGCCCTACTTATACTTTTAAAGTCGCTAATGGCCGAATTCGTGGGATGACTGATGAACTTGACGCAATGAAACAAGCAGTGGATAAAATTTTACGGACTGAACGTTTCGTTTATCAGATTTACGATGAACAGTATGGCAACGACTTGCCTGAACTAATTGGCGAGTCTATCAATTATGCGGAATCTGAAGCAGAGCGGATGGTGGTTGAAGCTTTAGAAGCTGATGACCGAATCAACAACGTTGAAATTACTAAGTGTGAGCAATCAAGCAGTGATGCAATTACTGTAGAAGGATATGCTAATACTGTTTACGGCCAGGTTGGTTTTGAAAGCGAGGTGGATATAGTAGATGAATCCTAATGAATTAGCTGATGAATTAGAAGCTCAGAACTATGATTATTGGCTTGACTTAATGCTTGACAATGTGCCGAATGATCTTGATAAACGTGAAGGCTCGATCATTTATGATGCTGTAGCTCCTGCAGCTATGGTAAGTGCGCAGCAATCTTTATCTTTAGCAAATATTTTACGAGAAACATACATTAAAACCGCTCAAGGGGAATTCCTAGACTATAGAGCGGTTGAACATGGCACTAGTAGATATGCAGCCACTAATGCAGAAGTTAAGGCTAAATTTAATGATGATGATGGTAATCCAGTAAATGTTGAAGTAGGCGATAGGTTCGCAAGTATTGCGGAATCACCTGTTTTTTATACAGTCATTAAAGCAAATGATGACGGCACTGCAGAAATGCAAGCTGAAGAACCAGGGACAAGCGCTAATAGTTACATCGGCCAAGTGCTACCAGTTACGCCAAATGACAGCTTAGCATGGGCTGAAATTACTGAAGTTACTATTCCTGCTAGAGATGAAGAAACGGATGATCACTTAAGAGCGCGACTTTTAAATTCAAATAGTTGGGTAGCATACGGTGGCAATGTGGCCGACTATTTAGACATGACTAACAAAATTCATGATGTTGGAGCAGCTCAGGTTTATCCAACGTGGGACGGGCCAGGCACAGTTAAACTAGTTATTTTGAATAATGATCTAATGCCTGCTAGTCAAACTTTAATTAAAAAGGTTAAAGAAGAAATTGACCCTGAAGACAAAGAAACTCAAGGCTATGGTCTAGCTCCAATTGATCATAGGGTAACTGTAGTAGCTCCTGAAACTTTTAAAGTTGATATCACAATGAATGTAACAATCGCGGATAGTGCGAACGTTGATACGATTAAAGCCAATATAAAGACTTCACTCGAAGAACTCTTTAAATCTTTGCGCAAAGATTGGAACACTGTTAATCCTACAGTTGGTAGGGGCTATTCTATGACTATTTACCGCTCAAAGATCCTTTCTAGGGTAATGATGCTGGAAGGTGTAGCAAATGCTACAATGCCACGGCTTAACGGTAAAGATGAAGATCTACAACTTGTGTTTAACAATACTACCTCACAACTTCCTGTTTTAGGCGAGGTGACTGTAAATGGATAAAGACGAACTCTTAAAATACATGCCTGATTACTATGATGGTGTGTATGAAATGGAAGAACTCTTAAAAGCACAATCCAAAGGGCTATATCAGTTTGATGAAAAGATCAATCGAACGCTTTTAAATGAATTTATCGTTCAAGCAGATGAAAAAGGTATCTCAGTTTTTGAAGATCAGGCAGGAATTAAACCAGATTCAGGCGTAAGCCTTGAAACTAGGCGTAATAACGTTCTTTTAAGGCTGTTGCCACCTAAGCCTTTAACTAAGAGATACCTTAATCATTTGCTTGAGATTATGAATTTAAAATCACATGTAGATGTTGATTATGCTAAGCATCTGGCCATAGTTGAAGCAGAATCTGCAGATATTACACCAGATAAAGTTAACAGTATGAAGTACATGCTGAATATCGCTTTACCAGCGACTATGATCTACGATATCAAGATTAATCTTGCTCAAGCTACTGTTCAAAATGAGCTTTACTTAGGCATTGTAAATACTACGGATTCTTATATAAGTATTCAAGCCAATACTGCACAAATTGACTTTCAAAATAAATTGTAAGAGGTGATTTTAAAAAGATGTCGCAATATAACAAAACGGTTCTGACCCACGCTGGTCTTGAATTAGCTAAAAGAGCTAATGCAGGACAAGCAAAGTTTGGGATCACTAGAGCAGTTACTTCCGCAGATGATTGGAGCCATAAAACTGTTCAAGATCTTGAAGAAGTAACTACTATTCCTAATATCATGCAACAGGGAACCATCATGGACACTGACGAAGTTGAAAGCAGTAACTCAGTAATTGGTGTTTCTTTGTGTTTTACTAATAAAAATTTAAGCACTGGTTATCAAATTAGAATTATTGGTCTCTACGTCAAAGAAGAAGGACGAGAAAATGATTTTCTTTATGCTGTAACCACTGCGATTACCCCAGAATACATGCCTAGTTTTGCAGATAAAGTGCTATATCGCTTTAACACGCAAATGTATTTAGTCATTGGCAATGCACAATCGGTAAATGTTGTTATTAATGATGGTACTGCCGTAACTCACGGGCAACTTGATAAGTATAAAGTTGAGGTAGCTGAAAACTTAAAGAAGCTTGAAAATACTCACAAAGAAGATATGAGTCATGTTGCTAAGAGTGCAAGCATCAATGGTGGAGCCGAGATCTTACCTGATAGTACTGGAAAGTTGAATTTAGTTGTTCCAGACCCTGATTTATCTAAATATGTAAGTCTTGAACAATTAGGGGAGTTGCTTAAAGCCAAAGCTGATGTTGCTGATGTTAATAAGCAGATTAAGGCTGTTACTGATCTAGCTAACACTAAAGCTAATACTGTTGATGTTGACAGTAAGATTAAAACTGTTACTGATTTAGCTAATACTAAGGCAAATAGCGCCGATGTCTACACCAAGACCGAGACTGATAATCAGATTAATAAGTTTGATTTAAGCAAGGTCAAATTTAGGAAGCAATTCCTTAACGGCGATGGTGACAAGGTTGATAAAACTTGGAGTGCTACTAAGAATGATGATGGTACTTACACTATCGACTTGTTCAATGATGACTGGACTGCAGCTAAGCTTTCAGATGTCATATATCAGTTGCCTAGCAAGGCTGACAAATCCAATACCTACACAAAAACTGATGTTGATAACAAGGTCAATGAAGCAAAAAGCAACGCGCAGTCAACTGCCAATCAAATTTGGGGTGAGGTTAATAGCCTGAAGGGCAAGCAAACAAAAGATAGTGCAGATGCCAATGCCTTATCAGAAACAGGCGTATATTACTGTTCTAGTCCTGCTAAAAACTTCCCTGTTTGGCATTGGGGCACTTTGGTCACTAGCAATGGTAATGGAGAGAGAGCTTCACAGCTTTACTTCCCAGATGATAATTCCGCTGTTTGGTTTAGAACCCTCGATGGAGATTGGCGTGGCTGGGTAAGGCTGGCAAACATTGACGATGTCAATAATGCTGAATCAAGCTTAACCAGTTCAATCAATGCAGTAAGCAACAAGGTTAATGTAACTGTTCCGCTGTTTCGCAAAATCACTGCAGGTAACACTTGGAATGATATTTTAGGTGCAAGCAACGCCTATAATCCTGTATTAGTGTCTATCCGAGATGAGGGCGGTGCAAACACATTAGGCAATTTCTCAGCCGCTGTTGCGTTTGGCGGTGGGGACACCAAAGGTGTACTCAATGTTGCTTATAGTGACCATACGGCTCGCATTATCGGTGGCAACGGTGACGCACCTGTTTGGCACGAAGACATCGCATGGAAGTCTGACATCAGCAACCTACAAAATATCATCAATCAGCAAAATCAAACTATCCAGTCGCTGACTTCGCGTCTCAACAACGCAGAAAACGAAATCAACTACATTAAGGCAAACTATGTTGAGGGCAGACGATTCCCAGCATCACAAGAAGCGCAAGCAGAGGCTTGGGAGAATGAAAAGCCTACAAGACTTGCAATGATTGAGAAGTAGAAAGGAGATAATGATGGCTATAGATCATTTACTTTTTAATTCATTAAAGTGGTTTAACATCAACAACGATTCAACCGAAATCAGTGCTAATAGCAAGGCATTCTCAGCCATGCCGACAGAAATCACTATACCAGATGGTTTTCGGGTTAATTTAGATTCATCAATGTATGAATATAACGATGCTGATGGCTTTTGCTTGAGAGATGATCATACCGCTAAAGTTGTTGCTGTTGGGAAAAATGATTATATTATTCATCCCCAGCAAAGCTGGAACTCTGATACGTATCGTGATAATAGCGAAGATGGGCGATCAAATGGTTACTATAAATACATTGCATGGCTCAAAGTGCCAAAGAACCAAGCTAAGAATGTAAAATGGGGGGGTAAACGCCTCCTAAGCCACTTATACCAAGTACTTAGAAGGGTGGTGATCGCATGATCGACCACATGCTCTTCGATAAGCACAAATACATTTCTGATGTTCAGATCCTTAATGGATTTATTGATACAAAGTTGATAGGCAAGACTATTACTCGTAGCAATTATAAAGTCTACTGGGCTAACGTTGCCGGTGGCGTTGCCGGTGGCAGTGAAATGGATTTTGGAGTGGATGATTCGTCGCTTAGTACTGAAATTCCAGATGATGTAGATACTTACAGCATTACTTCGACTGGTGAAATCTATAGTCTTAAACTTAGTGAACAACAAACGCCCTACTTTTTGGTTAATCTTCATGAAACCGTTGATCATGGTGTTGGTGATGGAGTTCACGTTTCTTTTGTCAAAGCATCAGATGTTATGAAGCGTGTTTTAGCTGGTGAAAGTCTGTAATTAAGAAAGGAGAACAAAATGAATAATCATTATCCATACAAAAACGGGGGGGTATAGCGTTAGCTATATTCTTTAAGGTAGGTGATCAACGTGATTGATCATCTGCTTTTTAATAGGCAAAAATATATCCTCGAGACTGATGCAGTTAAGCAAAAACTTGCTAACTATGACAGGCTCAAAGCATTCCATGACACTGCAATTAAAAGTAAAGTATACTCACCAAGTAGCGGTTACTTTCAATACGTTGCTTGGTGAAAATGGAAACTTACGAATGAAGAATGCAGAAAATTAGCACTCAAATGAGTGCTTTTTTTATACGCAAAACATAGCTCACGGGGCGTACCCGTGGGCTTTTTTGATAGAAAGGAGCCAATTATGGCTGACGAAACACAAAACACACCAGTAGCAAGTGCTGAAACTGCTACACAAACACAACCAACTAAGTTGTACGTTTACTACTACTCAAATCCTGATGGTGCGACTAAAGATGAAAGATGTCATGCAATCTTCACAGAAGTACCTTTTAACGTTGTTCCGTGGAGAATGCACAAGGAAGCACCAGCAGAAGGTATGGTTGACCCAGTATGGGACGACAAGCTCAACAGCGGTCTTGGCGCATGGAAAGAAAACAGCGGCACTGCACAAGGTCAAATCCTTGCAGAAGCACAAGCTAAAATTAAGGAACTTGATGAAAAGGGTAAGCAACTTGACCAAGCTACTGACAAGGTTGACCAAGCTGCTAAGGCAATGCAACAAGTGCAATTGCAAAATACTCAACAAAATGCAGCTATGATGAAGAGCTTTACTGCTCAAACTCAAAACACTAACAAGTTACTTGCATCAATGCAACAAACACTTGCTCTTGTTGTTAAGGCAAATCAAGCAAATGCTACACCAGTAGCACCAGCGCCAAGTCAACCCGCTGCGTCAACTACTGATGCATCAGCTAGTCAAACCCAACCAGTATCAGATAATCAATAATAGGAGGAACTAAATCATGACTTTAATGGAACAAATTCAAGCAATTTTTTTAGAAATCTATACAATGGATTATCAATTTGGAATTTACGATAAAAATGGTATGAAGGGCTTAGTCGTACAAGGCTTTTTGTCACCAGAGAACTATCAAAAAATCGTAGGTGAAGCCTATGTCGTATCACAATCTCAACCTGAACAACCACAAGCCTAGTCGCTGGGATTTTGTTAAAACTGGTTTATTGATCGTAGGCTTGGCAATCTGTTTCTTGATCGATCGAACCTACTTTTTTTACCCACCTAGCTTGGCACCTGCATGGAATAATGTTTGTTTTGATATCGTTGGCTTGTTGGCAGGCGCTGATTTGATTCTGTGCGGTGTTTTAGATGTACACATAGATATGCTAGTCAAACTTGGCTTAGGCGTTTCAGTGGCATTCCTGACAGTCCTGCTAGTTGTTGAAAGTTTCCACATCTTTGGAGCTGGATATTTCAGATTTCAGCCTGTGGTCGTCTTTGAAATATATGCAATCATTAATCTTATGCAGATCGCTTATGATTATGACCCACGAGACTGAGAAAGGAGCTGATACACTTATGCAAGGTCTTAAAGACGTACTTAGTGTACTAGCTCCCTTTTTGTTGGGATTATTTACGAGTTATCTAAGTGATAAGAGATCAACACGACATGACGAACACAGCTTTTTAGCAGACGACTATAAAGCTGTGCTTGCTGAAAATAGAGAATTAAGAAAAGAAAACAAAGAATTACGAGAGGAGTTAAATAACTATGAAGCCAAACACTAGAATTTTAGATTACACAGCATTAGTACAAGATGGCATTTTGACACTTGATGATGTTCCACAGGACATCACGAAAGAAGTAACTAAGTGGGTGCGCTATCTAAGCGGTGTGACCGATAATGGTATGGTCAAGGACGACACACCAGCGCCAACACCAACACCAGTGGCACCAGTGCAAAAGACTACGTCAGACAAGCCCTTACTTCCAAAGGTAGGTGACTAGTCATGTCAATAGAACAGCTTATGAATTACGCTTTGATCGTTCTGATCGTGATTGTAGCAGTATCGCAGGGCGTATCCACTGCGTTAGTTTTTTACATTAAAAAGATGACTGCATCAGGTAAGAAAGTACCCGAACAAGTTGTAACTGCCAAAGAAGCGTCTGATGCTTTATACAGCCAAGCTAACAAACTGCTTGACCTTACAGGTGCAGAAAAAAAGAGTTGGGCTACCGACCAGCTCTTAAAACAAAAACCACAATTAACTAAGGAAGTGGCCACAGGTATGATCCAAAAGTCATACGATGATGCACAAAAGGAACTGGTTACACCATCACAAGATAATGAAACTGTTGAGCCTATTGGCTTTGTACAAGCCGAAGATGATGTAAAAAATGATTAAGACATGGAACGAAATCATCTTCGATTCTTTCGAAAAAGATAGAAAGAAAGGCAGTGAATCTGATGTCAAACTCAATCGTATCAAGCAAAAGTTATGGTGTAGACGTAGCCAGCTACCAAAGCACAACAGTTAATTATGCTGGTGCCAAGTTTGCTTTCGTAAAGCTTACTGAAGGCACAGAGTACACCAATCCTAAAGCGGAAACACAAATTAAATCGGCTAAAGCTCATGGCCTAATGGTTATGGGCTATTTCTATGCTAACCATAGTGCTTCTGTGTCAAGAGCAATGGCGGAAGCCAAGTATGCAGTAGCTAAGGCTAAGGCATATGGCATCCCTACAGGTAGCTTTCTTGCAGATGATTGGGAGCAAGGCTCTGGCAACTCGGTAAATGGCAGTGCGTCTGCTAACACTGACGCTATCCTTGCCGCTATGCAAGTTATCAAGGAAGCTGGATACAAGCCTTTAATCTATTCTGGTGCTTACAATTTAAGAAATCGTCTAAGCATTTCACGAATTGTAAAATCATTTGGCACATGTCTATGGGTAGCATCTTATAAAGTTAGCGGTCGCCAAGATTATGCTGACTTTAACTACTTCCCATCAATGGCCGGAGTAGCAATTTGGCAATTCACGGATAATTACCGTGGTCTAGGTGTTGATGGCAACATCTGCTTAATTGATTTAAAGATCAGTTCGAGCAGTTCTAAGTCTAAACCAGCGAATAAAGCCGTAGAATCGCTCTCTCAGCATCCCGTTGTTAAGTGGGACATTGGCGCTGTTGCAGTTGTGTCTAACGCCAAAGGAGCATACGTTTACACCAGTTCCAAACTTGATAAAAAAGAATCATCAAAGCTGAAGCCTTGTGGTTCTGTCTGGCAAGTCTTGGGACTGGAAAATGGTGCTGTGAAAGTTGGCAAAAACCAATACTTTGACGGACGTGCTGTCTATGTCAAGGCAAACCCTATCGCATACAACGATAGTAAGCACGCTGTCGCAAAAATTGTGATGCCACACACTCACGCACTAGATGCGCCAAAGGCTGATGCAGGAAAAGTGTACGGCTTGGCTCTTAACTCAAAAATTGAGATTCAAGGTCGTGTCGGCAGATTCCTACGTATCAAAGAAAAGCACAATGGCAAGACCGTCTACGTCACAGGCAATCGTGCCTATATTGTCCTATAA